GTCGTCTGGGTGCTGCTGCCTTGCTGCGGCTGACCGATCGTGTGCATGAATTGCTCCAGCCCCTGCCATGGCGCCTGCTGGGTCCCGTAATAGCGCGCCATCTGGTCTTGGATCTGCTGCTGCTGGAACTGGCGGTATTGCTGGTCTTGCGCGGTGAGACCAGTCCCCGCCTGGATCGTCGCCTGGGGCCCCGAGTAAGCGGCCTGCGCCAGTTGCGGGTACATCTGCAAGGCATTCATTGCTGCCTGGTTGCCGGTGTTGAACCCGCTAGACAACCCGGCGAGACCAGCCTGGGTAGCCCCGCCGTAGGCGTTGGCGGCCTGCTGCGCCGCACTCTGCCCGGCGAAATACTGGTTGGCGGCCTGGTTCTGGATGCCCGCGGCGGCGCCCATGCCCTGCATCCCGAGGCCGAGGCCGGAGTTATAAAGTTGCCCGTAGTTCTGTGCGGCAGCATCCTGCGCCTGGCGCTCCCGGGCATAATTGGCGTTCATCATATTGCTCGAGATGTCGCCGAGACCCTGCGCCAGCTTGGTTTGGGCTTGCCCGTACAACCCCGACATGGCACCGGAACCGTACCTTCCGGCGGCGCTGGCGGCGGCGTCCATCGACGGCGCCACGCTGGTTTGGAAGTTTTCCGTCACCGGCCGCTGCGCTGCCTGAATAGCGGCGTTGATGTACGGGTTCGAGTTAAGATACGCGCCCGAGGCAGTTTGGCCTAACTGCGACAGTCCGAGATTGTTGTTCATCGCGGCCTGCTGCGCATACTGCATCAGCGGCGCGGCGTATTGCCCGATTTGCTGGCCGTACTGGCTGCCTCCCTGAGTGGCAGCGTTCTGCAGGGCCTGATAGTTCTGCATCACCGGCCCCGACCCGCCGGCCAGTTGTGCGTAGCCGCCATAAGCCGGATTGTACTGCCCGCCGTATTGCCCGCTTGCTGCCTGCTGGAAGGCGGTGTTGGCAGTCGGCCACATGCCGGCAGTGACGTTCTGCCCGGTGTTGTAGAGGTCCTGGTAGCCCTGGGTTTGCAGGGTGTTGGGCGGGATGTAGTCGGCCAGGGTCTGGCCGGGGTAATAAGTCTGCGGGTTGTTCTGGTAGAGGTTCTGCGCCTGCCCCCAACCGTAGTTGAGATAAGGTTGTTGTGCCACCTGCACCGGGTTGATGGCGGTACTGGTGGCGTTGGTCTGTGATGGCTTGCCCATCAGGCTGAAATCCTTCGGACCATAATGATGTTGCCGGTGGGCTCGGCGCCCCAGGCTTTGAGCCATCCCGGACGGCCGATACAGACGACGGCTTCGCAACCGGCCTCGCGAGCGTGCCGGTCGATCGTCTCAACCAGCGGCTTGATCCAATTGTGCATATTGTTGCCACCGCCAAAGACCACGTCCAACAGCCGCTTTCTCGGGTACTGCCGGATTTCGGTCACCACCGCGCCCTGGATGTCGCTGCCCACTTCACAGATCCAGATGCCGAACTGTCCGGCAAAGGCGCCGCGGAGCAGGTCGATCGGCTCATAGGCACCACCAGCCCGGCGGGTAGACTTGGCAAGGAGCGGCGCGATTGCTTGCCAGCGTTCCGCCAGTTCATCGAGCGGCGGCAAGCGCACGCTGACTTCAGGCAACCCGCACCATCAAAACACTGCCGTTTTTGTAGAGACCGCCGACCGGTACGCCTGCCGCGGCCGCTGCTGCATCGTTGGCCGCATCGACCGGCACATTGTTGGCGCGGGCGGCAAGCAAGTTAAGGCTCTCCGCCATGCCGCGCAGCCACGCGGCCCAGGCTTGCGGCGGCTGGTCCGGCGGCACTGTGGGCACGGTGGCGGTGAGGGGGGAGTGAGCGGCCATCAGTAGAGCGCGAACGGCCCGCGCTGCAGCAGCTGATTAAGCGGCGAGGCAAAGGGTGATTGCCCTTGCTCCCGAAATCTCATAAAGCCGGTTTGAGCTTCCGGCCACACCTGGCCGCCCTCTCTTTTAAGGTAGCGGTTAAAGCCCAATTCGTTGGCCAGCAAGTCCTCGCGCCGTCGCGGATCGTCGTCCGGCAAATTCGGCTCGCCCATGTTCGGGTTGTAATACGGCCCGGGGGCCATATACCGCCCGCCCTCTTGGTAACTCGGCCGCTTCAGGATGCTGTCCTGCACTACCAGCGGCAGGCCCGCCGGCAATTGCGACTGCGGCGCACTGGACAACATCCCGCCGCCGCGCAATCCCAGTGCCTCCAAGGTGCCGGGATCGATGCGCTCGCCCTCAAGATCGGTCGTGGCGCCGCCCAGGCGGTAGCGTAAGGCGTCGAGCACGTTCATCATCGCCGCTTGCCCTCCGGCACCAGGTCGAGGTCGATCCCGGCGAGATGGCGAAAGGTCTGCCCCGCCGGCATCTGCATGCGGAACCGGATGTAGCGCCCGGTGGCGCGCTGCGGGCACTCCCCGATCTCATTGAGCGCGACCGGCGGCTCCCAGATGACGGGATCGGTCTGCCGCTCGCGGTGGCCAACCGCGATTGTTGCGGTGGCAGCACCGTCGTTAAGCGGCCGCGTCATTCGCACCCATGCCCGCCTGCCATCATTAGGCTGCATCTCAGCGGTTTCTAAAGTGGGCGCCATCGCCGGCCCGCCACCGATCACCAGGCGGTGATCACGGTCAAAAAAGCTAAGCCTGGACGCCATGTTGCCGGTCCAGAACGGATCGTCAAAACTCGGCTGGATGGTGTCGAGGTCGCCGAGCCCGTCGATGTTGTCGAGGTTGTAGATAGTACCGTACATCGCGACCGTCATCCACTCGACGTGGGTCAGCGGCGGATCGAGGTCTATGTAGGAGGCGCGGGAAAGCTCCCAGTTGTAGACGAAAAGACGGCTCAGAAGCCCGTTTGAACCAACCGTTGGATAGGCCCAGATGACGCTGCGGGAGCGCGGGTCGCGGATACCCTGAACGTAAGTCAGGTATTGGTCGTCCAGCTCGCGCCAGAACAAGGCGTCCCATTTCTGGGCGCCGACGGGGTAAGAGGCACTACCGTCAAAGGCAGCAAAGCCATCGGACGACAGGTAGTAACAGACCGGCCGGACGGCGCCGCTCTGGTCGCGTGCGTGATCCACCACCACCGAACGCGGCGCCATCGTGCCGCTGGCTCCTTGAGCAATTCTAAACTGAAAAATGAGCGGCGGTCCCGTGAAGGAAGCTGTGTAAATCCCCCTCTCGCAGAAAATAACGACATCGCTACCGGGAGAAAAACCGGAGACCAACTGGGTAACGTTACCTAGATCAGTCTGAACCAGGTCTTGGTAATCACTCATGACCTGTTGTGCTTCCACCGATCCCGGCAAGGGAAAACTGGTGGGATCATTTATCGACGACCACCACACCCGATAGGGTCTGGGCCCGTCGACATCATCGACGGTGTTGCCGACCATCAGGAAGTCTTTCACCACCGCGACGTATTTGGCGACCGGCGCAGGCGCGACGACCGGGTCGGCCAGCGGGTCACCCGGCTGCAGATCGGCGAAGTTAGCATCCCCCAAGGCCAGGCTCTGGATCGGGTCCACCCCGTTAGTCGCGATGATGCGGTCGCCAAAGCTGGTCATCGACCAGTGACCGCCGGCCAGGAGAACAGGCGGCGTGGCATAAGCCCCGCCGGCGGTGCGCGAGGCGTCCGCCAAGGTCGTGCTGGTCGGCACTACCTGGTAGAGCTTTTGCCGGTCGCCGGCGAAGATGTAGACCTGCCCGTCCGGCGCCCGGATGCTATAGGAACCCTGGCACGGCTCGTCCAAGGTGTTGTCGCTCCACGGCACCGCGGTCGGCATCGGACCGTAGGATTTCTGGGTCAGCGGCACGCAGTTCTTGATGACCGGCGAGCCGGTGTTGCCAAAATCGGGTTGATCCGGCAGCCACTCAGGCCAGGGTGCGATGGTCATGTCTGCACCCATTGCGTGCCGGCATAGCTCAACGCCACCCAGCCATAGGCAAAGTTGATGATCATGTTGGTGGCACCCTCGATGGTGCCGGCCACCGTGATCGGATACGTCGCAGCCTGACCCAAGGCATCCTTGACCGTCACTTGCTGCCCGGTGCTCGGAAGGGGCGGCAAAGCGATCGTTACCGGCCCCGTCTGCTCCACCATGACGGTGCCGCTAAATCCTTGCGGTAAGATTTGGCTGGCGGTAGCAACCAGCGTGACCGGTGGCGATACCGGGTTGGCGGCCGATGTCGCCAGCCACTTCTCGCCATCCCAACGCCATGAAACCCCGGCGTCGGTGTAGGTCTGAGACGCGATCGGCAAGAGCGGGAATTGGATGGTCATTTCCAATAGGCCCATACACCGGGTGGCGAGAAGCGAAACACCAATGCCGCGCCCGGGCCATAGGCGCTGGTCGGGCCGCCTGATACCGGCGTGCCGGCCGAATTTGTCACCGTCAACGCCGTCACCGGGCTGGCAAAACTGATCTGCGCCGTCTCGCCCAATGCCGGATTGGCCCACAGACGCACGCTCAAGGCGGCGAGCGGGCCGGACGAGATGTAAAGGCTCGGGGTATCGCGGCCGATCGTAACGGTCTCGCCCGACCCCGGGGTGGCGGTGGCGATCCCTTCCGGGAAGCCGACCGCTTGGTTGGTGGCGGCAACCCACTGCCCGTTGTACCAAATATACAACTGCCCGCCGCCGAGGGTGCTGCTGCTGTCCCACCAGCCGGCGCCGTTTGCCGGGTTGGCAGGCGGCTCGCTGCCGACCGTAATACCCGCGCCGGCACCGCCCGGTAACGGCACCGGAGCGGGCGCCGCCCCGCCAGCGGCACTGCCGACACCGGTTTGGATACCGTGCGCCCGGATCTGCATGGGTCCGGCCCAACGGGTCTTGCGGTCGTAATTCTCGATCGATTGAAACGCGGCATCCCGCCGCGCCAACCACATCGGCGCCCGCTCGTCGTGGCCGATGTAAAGCTCGGCCTCGGCCAGGGTGCCAAAGGTGTAGGCATCGGGATGGGTTTCCAGGAGCCAGTTGGTTGGCCGGGTGGCGCCGAGCGGCGGCACGCCCACCTGATACATCAACTCGATAGTGCCGCCGGCGGTGGGACCGACAAACAGCCAGAACTCCAGCCATTGCCCG